TGTTAATTAAATAATTGAATTACCAAATACAATAACGAAGTATTTGAAGAATTAATTAACTTACATAATGTATTAAAAGAACACTATAAAAGCTATGTATGACAATAATTTCTTACATTTGAGACAAATGATTATTGATAATCCAAATGATGAAAAATTACAATTGAAATATATTAATATGTTGGTATTGAATAATTGTTTGTATGCAGATGATTATGTTGAATATATTAATTAATCATTTAAAGACCAATTGTTAGAGTGTGATCTTGATCAATTAATAGAGCGTTTGACGAGTTATATGTAAGTGAATGGAAGATAGTAATCAAACTAACATATGTACACGCAAAGATTGATTTAATATGCATTTTCAGAATAATAATTTGTATAATCATCAGTATTAGAATTGTATGATGGTCAATTTTATTAGTTAGACCTTTTAGTTAATATGAATGCTTCACAATTGAAGTTTGATTACACTCATTGGATATTCACATTTGAACATGCTGTAAGATAATTCAGACTAAAAATGTTAACTGTGAATGATTAACCAAAATTATAAATACTTGATGAAACTTATGAATAAGATGACGAATCTGTTAAATAAATTATGCCATTTAATTATATGACAAATATGATAGCATTTAGACATATTAAAATAAATTATAATAGATATGTTCAATTAACATACATTTTAGATGGTATGATAAATAATCACTATGTAACTATATAATATTAAGGTAAGTTATACAAATTATATAAAATATTTGGTTGTCCATTGTGTTGTTCTTTATATGTAGAGAATGAAGAGAATATGGTTATAATGTAAATCATGTAAGGTTACACTATGTGGCAAAGTAGATAAGTGGTGATCAATTAATAGTATGTGAATGATGAATTTATAAATAATTTGATGAGTGATTTGTTTAACATTAATTTGAATGGTAAGTAATATAAGAAATTGTTTAAGTACAATGCTAATAATAATGTCATATAGTTAGTGATTGAAAGATTATTAATACCGATTAAAACAAAATCATTTGATATGTGTCATGTGGCAAGACAATCAAACATTAAATACGTTAGGTAGTATGTTGGTTAATTCGCTTTTAGTAGATCAGTGTTGAGCAGATCAACATTATATGTTGCTCAAAACTAAAACATCACAGATGTTAAAAGCAAATTGGTATTTTCTATGTAAGATTTAATTGATGATATAGATGTGAATATTAAAAATGATATATCAATGTGGAATATAAAGGGTGACTATATAATGCCATTAGAAACTCATGTAAAGAAGGAAACAGCTGTAGGTTAATTATTCTAAAGCAGATCAGCCGAATTAACTATGTATGAGAGTAAAGGTTATAAAACAATAATATTAAACATGATACTTAAAAATCAATATGAATAATTATTACAATAAGAATTACCAAGAATGAAATTAACAGTAAATTCACAACCAGCTTATAAAGATATGGGTTACATAATAGATACGCTTTTAATTAATAAGTATTTAAGATTAGAAAATAAAACAAATGCTTATATGGGATTATACAATTAAAGTTTACCAACACACTCGCTATTCAATGTTAAGCATGTTTAAATTTGTGACACAAGGAAGACTGTTTTATAATAGGCTGATATGTAGGTCGCTAATGCTTTAATGTCATAACTAAATCAATACACTGAGAAGAAATATGCTACATTGAAATTATTAGAATTAAATGCCATTAATCCTGACATATTGGTACTAGGTTTAGATGCTTTATCAATAACTTTGTAACAATTATATACATATTTATTAGATTAAATTAACATGACTGTGTATGCAAGCATACCTAGGAAATAATCAAGTCGTTATTATGAGTATACTAATGATACAACTGTGATCTATAGTAATAAATTGACGAAGGTAACTGTACAGACATGGATGATATCAGCTTTATATGGTGTTACACATTAAATCATAAATGGTTAATAGATAATTGTGTAAGTTGTTGATGAATACTTGGACCATGTAATAGTTAGATTATCAATGTAACCTATGTAAGATATATAATACAAAATATATTGCAATGTAGTATCTTAATAACAATATGTGCAAATATAAATATAACAGTTCAATTTTGATGCTTTAATTGATAAAACACAATCATTTATAAATACGAAGACAGTTGTGGTCTAAAAGAAATTGTTTAAATAATTAATGTTGAGATAATATATGGGCCAATGTTCACAAACAGATTTAGTAAATTATGCAAGGAAACTGGGCATGACTCAATCGATATCATAATACAGTATCAAGACATTCGCTTCATAGCAATTATCAATATTCTTAGACACAATTTATGCCGCTTACTTTATGCACAATAGGTTAGATTATTAAGCTTAATAATTGTATACTATTGTTACTATGATAACTGATAATGTTACTAATGTATTATCAAG